GCCATTTTTGCTTTTTGTCTATTTGCGTATATTTTAGATCCAGCTTGTACTGCAACTTTAATCGCGCTTAACCACATTTTTTAATACTCCATTTAGTTTTTTATATTTCTCTCTTGCATTAGCATCTTCACAGTATTTTTTCAATACCTCATCTATCTTACGTTTTCTTCTATCACTAAGATAATTATATATTTTGAAGTAAATATTAACAGCTGCTTTACCTCTTGATCTCCATCGCCAGCTATCTAAGTGATGTTTTTCTCTTGGTTTAATGTAAACCACAGATCCTGTATTAAAAAATTTATAAATCCTGTCTATTACATCTTTATCTGTCATTTCTACAGACACAGAGGGAATACAATAATCTTTTTTTGTTTTCTCGTATGAAATATAACCTTCGCCATCAATAATACCAGCGAAGTAAGCCTCTTGATTAGACTCTCTTTTTTCTTTTATTGGAAACTGTAATACCTTGTGGGTTTGGTCCTTTTTTTGGTGGTGGTCCAAATTTTTTACCACCACTAAGACCTTTTCTTTTTCTTTTTAACACGTTTTATTTTTCCTTTATTCAACGAAGCATAAAAAACTTCTTCGCCTTTTTTTGATCCGTATGTTGCTTTCATAGATTTCATTATTTTTTTACCCTTAGTGTTTAATGGCATAAGTGAAACCTCCTTTTTTATATGTTACAACTCCACCTTTTTTCTTTTTGACATTCTTAGACATAAAATCTTTTACACTCTCAGATATATTTTTTCTAATCTGTTTCATTTGTTGTTTAGTTGCCATGGGAACTTGCATAACTTTTTCATCTTTTTGCATAAATTTTCCCACAGTTTTTCCACCGCCCTTATCCATCTTTAAAATTTTATCTGATTCTTTTTTTGTTATTTCCTTAGCTCCCTTTTTAAGTGCAGCTTTCATTTTGCTCTCAACTGATGTAATTAATACTTTTCCGCCTGGTAATAATAGTCTAAACATTATTTTCCTTTCTTAGGGAACTCTTTGAGTTGTTTATTAATCGTTTCCGCAGCAGATTTAAAAGCTCCCGATGAACTAACCCCTGCTGCTCTAGTTTCTTTATACTCCTGTTCAAATAGTTTTTGAAATTTTTTAGATGCACCTTTTACAATTGGTTTTCCGTATTTATAAGCTATTCCAAAAAAATATTTAGGCATTATTTTTCTAATTTTCTCTCTGCAATATCTAATCTTTTATCAGATTGTTCATCTTGTTGAGCTAATCTATCATATTCAAGATTTAATTTATTGGCTTGTCTTTGATTTTCTTGATCTTGTTTAAACCTAGTCTCTTCTGCTTTTCTTTGCATATCCATAGCTCTCAAATCCACCTCTTGTTGTTTAATTCTAACTAATGGATCTGCTTTTGCTCTATTTGCTTCCATTTCACCTTTAACTAATTCAGTTGTAATCTCAGCTGTAGCTGTTGCAACCGCATTATCAAATGCAATTTGGAAAGATTGAGGATCATTTTGCTGCATAGCAATCATATTTTGGTCTTGCATCATTTGTTCAGTAACTTCTTTTCTAGCTTTGAAAGAAATATGATCAGAAACGTGTGATTGTAACAAAGCATAGACTTGTGGATTGATTTGAACCATTCTAGATTCCATAAATGCAGTGTGTGCTGCGATGTGAGCGTCATGATCTTGGAATTCAAAGGCCGTTAACAGCTTCATTTGCAAAGCTCTTGCGTTTTCTTTAGCTGGATCCATTGGTTCAGGTTGTCTTTGCGGTGGTTTTAACAAAGTTTCTATTTGTTTTGTGCCTAAAGCTTCGTAAACCCGTCTATATGCTTCGTGAATGTTGTGTAATTGTGGATTTGAACTAGCAATTTGTAATTGTGTCTGTGCTAAAGTCACTCTTTGCGCCATAGACATGATATTTGGGTCAGCAACAGGTAAAATATCTACTCTTGAGTCGAAATCTGTTGCTTTAATCTGTCTTGGACCACCATAAACATCGTAAGGATACTCAGGTGGTAGATATTCTGAACAAATTCTAGCTAAAATTTTAAATTCTAGTCGCATTGCATAGTAACATCGCTTATGAACACCACTCATCACTCTAGAACCACGTTCTAACATAGCGATAGTTGTGCCCACAGCTCTGTTCTGCGTGTCATTTCCTACTGCGGTATCGGTTATCGCAGCAAATTTTTGACCCGCTTGCACTACAAAACCTAAAAGATTGAATAAAGTTGTGCTTGGCTCTGAAAAAGGCAAGTTAAAAAACTGATCTCTGATGTTTCCACCTGGTGCATCCACATCTCTGAACTCTCCAGGTTGTATTGGTTGGTCGTCATCTCTTACTCTAATGCCTCTAGACTTAAATCCTGCTGGTAAATTTTTTAAAGTTCCAGCATCTATCAATTGTCTTAATGCAACAGTGGCAGCTCTAGATAAACCACCGATCGTATGAATTAAACCAAAGCCATAAAAACCAAGACCAGGTAAAAATTTGTAATGTACAAAGTATTCTATTCTTGTATAGTTAGGATCATCAACTCTATAATTTCTATATATAGATAAAACTTCTCCTGAGCTTTCATCAATTGTTACAATGTATGGAATCTTAATTGCTTTTTTTACTTTGTTGTCAAAATTTTCGTAATCATCTAAGTTAAGATCCACGTGCATTTCTAAAATGGTATGTATGTAATCTGTAAATCCAGGTTTTGTGCCATCAAGTTCGTCAATTTTCTGTTGAAGATTTGACTCCTCTACATTAGGCTTAGGTAATTCAATATCTCTGTAAAACTCAGCAGCCATTCTTTTGTTCAAATCATTTTCACTCATTTTTAAAACATGAGTTATCCGCCCTGCATCTTTTAAATCTGACGCATAGTATGGAACAACTAAATCTTCAGCGGGTATAAATTTAGAAATAGGTCTTTGTAAAAAACCATCGTAATAAACTTTTTTGAAAGTTGATCCTGATAACGGAAGATAATATAACATTTGATCCATGTCAGTTGTGTAGTCTTCCATCTTCTCCATGATAAGATAATTTAAATATTCTTTGACACGATCAGCTTGTTGTTCGGTTTCCGGTGTTCGTACACCAACAACCTGGGTTCTTACTGGCCCATCACTTGGTAATAATTCTTTATATGCTGAAGCTTGAAAAGTCGTAGCACTCTCACTTAACAACGGATGAGTGACACCGGATGCACCCTTGAATGGTCTTGTCTGCTCCGTATATTTAACACCAAGAAGATCTAAACCTTTTGTATAACCCTCTTCCCATTCTTTTCTAGATTCTTTATCCTTTCTATACTCTCCAATTAATTCTAGCCCTAAACGTTTAAGGGTTCTCTCATCCATATCTTCTGCAAGATTAGCATTAAAATCATCAGATACTGTTTCTTCAACAGTCTCTTCGCCTTCTATTTGAACTTCAGGTGGGAGACCTTCAGGTTGTTCCTGTATCTCTTCAACTTTAGTTTCTTCTTCGATGTTTTCGGGAATACCCTTTTCTACTGCCATAGTTTAATTTATCACAAGGTTTTAAATATATCCACTACTAAGCCACCTTCAGACTTATATAGCTTCTGTGTGTATGCCATATTAGGTTTAACTTCAATAGCAAAAGCATCAAAATACAACCTCGGATCATTTTCTTGTATTAGTTTATATCCTTTCATTGGAGCATTAGAAGCTGTTTCATGATATTCACTTACAATTTTTTTACCACCTTTAGCTTCAGGGTAAGTAAAATTATCTTTCATTACTTCTTTGTAAGGTTTCTTTGGATCAGATAATGATAGTTTTATTGTGCCTGCTTTCGAATCATTGAACTTAGCAGCTTTCTTCATGAGTTGAGGCATGACCGCTTGCCCTTTTTTATCAATACCTTTACCATTTGCATAACCATAAAATCTTTCATTACCTGCTTTGTAACCCTGCCTAAAATGTAATTTATTAAATGGCATTACGGCAACAAAATCAATCTTCTCTTTAGCTGCTTTGTTCATCAAAAATTTTAGTGTGTAATCCCCGTAAGCATCTGCATCTAATAAAGGAAAATAATCTAATTTATTTCTATTACCATAGTCAGCGCCTTTTTTAAATGTATTAGATATTTGTTGATTAATATTTTTTAAATCATCAGAGATAGCTCTTGATTTGTTAAATTGATTTTTAGCTATGGCATCATCCATATCTCGTAATAGTTTTGTTCTAGAATTTACAAGAAGATCTAGTTCTATATCTTTTTGAAATGGATTAATTCTTCTTTCACCTTTGAAGGCTTCTTTAGCTGTAAGCTGTTTAGCTATAGACTGATTAGCATCTGATTGTATTTCATGAATGACCAGGGCTTTTTTTCCATCAGGAGTTATTCTAGTATCGTACCTGACGTGAAATAGATTATTTTTAAGATCATCGTAATGACCTAAGCTTCTCATAGGATTGCTATTACCTACGATGGGTTCATCAAGAACGAACACCGTTTCTCTGTAATTATTACCACCCTGAAAGGTATAATTAGTTTCGTTTTGATATTTAACAGGTCTTACATTACCACCACCTCTAGACATTCTAACTAATTCATCT